TCTAAACCACGGTTTGCTAGTTTAGCTAACATCTGCGCTTCCGCATTTAGGCCTGATACTCTAAGAAGCTGACTTTCAATAACAGGAGCCTGTTTATCTAGCCAATCTTTAGCAGCTTTGTCATTTGGATCATTTGCTAGAGCTAATGAAAATTTAACTAAATCAGATCGGAACTTTTCTATATTGTAGTTCTCATCTTTAGTGATTGTTCTAGCGGCATCGTAGTTTAGTTTTACTTCCCCAAAGAACTTACTTAGCTCATCTGCACTCATTTCTGAGAAGTCTACCTTATTTTTCTCTGCGTCAGCTACCGCTGCCCGTAGAACCATTTGGTATTCGTCTATCTGTTCAGGTTCTGTATATTCATTTGCTATAGCCATAGCCTCACCAAGTTGGTTAGCTAACTGATCATTAGATAGAAGAGTTCCAACCCCTATTTCATTAATAAGAAGTTCTAGAGCTTTAACTGCAGCCTTGCCTTGTTTATTAGCTGCTTCAGTAATCCTTTTAGAGAAATCCTCTATGTCATCGTCTGTTTGTGCGCCCTCTAGTGAAACTTTTATATTAGTAATAGTCTCATAAGCAGGATCACCTTCTTTTATTATCTGAGCATCTATTAGAAGATTAACTTTATCTAGAGTTAAGGAAGCCAAGTTTTCTGGTTTTTCAAACCACGATTTAGACTGTTGTGCAATACTGGTTAACTCTTTCCAATTTTTCTCAAAACGAGCTTCTAACTGCATTATTGAAGTACCACTTTCTACTCCATCTTTATACTCTTTAGATGCTCTGAAATCCATAAAGGCTTTTTCTTTAGGACCAAGAAGTGATCTACGTTGCTGCAATTCTGCATCACGTTTTTCTATAGCCTGACTTATTATAAAGCCCATCATTTCCTGTACTTCAGTTGGTGCTTCTAAACTTACTAGTATAGCTCTTAGATTAGTTAATTCAGTTACGTCTTTACCCATATATGGGATCAAGTCTTGAACCTCACTAAACTCAGCTTTACCATCTAGCATAGCTATAGTTGCTTTAGCTGTTAGTAGTTTTTCATATTTTTCTAAAGCCCTAGTTCTCTTCGCTACAGATAGATTTTTCTTATCTTCGCTAAGACTTTTTTGTATTATTATTTGGGCCTCTAGTAGGCTTTTCTTATTTTTATCTCCATCATAATTCCATTCAATTATTTTACTAACAGGTTGATTAAACCAAAGTTTTCTATCTTCTACATCTTTTTTAACATCAATTACAGCCTCTACTGTTGCTGCATCTTCCTGATTAAGATTTTGAGTAGCTGCCCAATCCACAACTTCCTCTGAAGTTTTCATGTCTTTTATTTCTTTAAGAGTCCTATCTCCTACAGTAACCCACCCCATATCTTTTGCTTTTTGTTTGATAGCAGCAATTTCTGCATCTTTGCGAAGCTGTCCATATGTAGCATTCTGGATATCTACTATAGATTGTTGCCAAGTACTTTCAGTAGAAACATTACGAGGAGCAAATACATTTATTTTCTCTGACCCGTAGTTAACGATTAATTCTTCATCTTTATAATATTTATTAACTAGGTCTATAGCTGAAGGAGTAGAGCTTATACCAAGGGCTGAATCTGTTTGCTCATCTATAGTCTGAGTATCAAGAGTTATATCTCTTGGTATAGCCGCATCAACAAACATACCTCTATCATAAGCCATATTGACGTAGCCAGATACCTGAGAAGGATCAATATCCATAGCATCTAATACACCAAAAATATTATTAACTACTGAAGGTTTACCCCCCATTTTATTCCATTGCCAATCTATATTTTTTTTGCTTTCAAGCTCTATATCTAATGCCGAATTAATAGCAGCTTTAAGTTTTTTAACTCGTTTTTCTTCTTCTAATTGCTCTTTACGAATACGCTCTGCTTTAGCTGCAGCCTCTGCCCGTTTCTCTTTCTCTATAATCATACGTTCTTTTTCTGCAGCCTGAAGCCCTGTCGCAAGATTTTGTGCGGCAACAGTTAGATAATCACCTATAGAAGGCTTATCCATAAACCCCCCTTCAGCAAGTTGTCCTTGAACTTCAGCTATTTTATCGGAAAAACGTATTTTAGCCATTAGCAATCTCTTCTTCTTCATCCATACCTAACATAGAAGATTGCTCTTCTTTTGAGGCAACAGGGGGTTGAGCCATTAAACTATCTTCAGGAGCTTCCTCTTCAGGAGCTTCTTGTGGTAAATCTAATTCAGGGGCTTCTTCATCTTGTTCTACAATGTTCATTGCCATACGCATATCTTCTGCAGTAATTGGCTTACGGTTTTCATCTACAAGACCTAAATCAAAATCTACACCTGCAGACTTTGCTTTTATTTCTAAATAACGGGACAGAGGTCCTGACATAAGTAATGCTAAATCTATACTTACTTTGCCCATACCTACATAATTAAGTAACAAAGTGGACGTAATTGTGACCATATCGGCCCCAACATCCATCATTGCAAATACAGCTTCTAATTCTGCATCCTCATCTACTTTATTTAGGATGGACTCTACTGCTTCATCATAATCTACTATCTCTGGCGCTCTACGCCACGGAAAATTACGACCATCTGCTAATAAGTTTTCGCCCGGAATAGGAGCTTTAAGTTCCATCTTCTATCTCCATTTCCTGATCAAGATCAGCTTCTACATCTTCACCTAATATTTCTTTTTCTAGCTCATCAAAGTACTCAGGAGTGTATCTAACCGCCCCCTCTTTGAGTTCTTTAGTTTTGGCGAGTACATCTCCCGTCCTAAACTTTTGCATGGCTATTAATACTGCTTCATCAAAACGCATATTGTTATCCTATCAAGCGACTTTTGGAACTGGAACTGGAAGACCAATGGCTTTAGCAAATATAGAGGCTCCTGTACTGGTACTTAGGAAAGCACCTGCTAAAGATACAAGACCACCTAGTAAACCACCACTTTTTTTCCTACCTGCTTGAGCCATAATCTGAGCTTTGGTTAGTTCAAGTAATCTATTTTGTTCACCTTCTGACATACTTGCTACCATACTCAACATTGCGTCAGCATCATCCCAAATCTGATTATGTAGCTCTGTGGTAAAGCCAAATGCATTTTTAACATCTGTAGTTGTAGCTTCCCACTCCGCTTCAAATTGTTTTAGAGTAACATCTTGACGCCATCCTGCATTAAAACGATCTATATTATATTGCATAGTTCGATAAAATTGATCCCTACTATTTTTTACTTCTATTATAAATTGTGCGGCATCATTAATCTCACCTGTATTAAATTTATTTAATTCATTAATTTGTGCAGTATTGTGTCTTTGTACTGCTACATTAAGCTCAGAATAAAATTTAGCAAAGTCGTTTATGTTACTGGCATCAAAAGCTTTTGCAGTATTAATAGCTTTAACATCATCAAACAAGGCAGTTATCATAGCCTGTTTATTTATTACTTCGGCCTGTTGTTCATTAGTAAGGTTCTTGAGGTCCATCTGTAAAAAGGACTTAGCATTCTCTACTGCAGCCGTTTGTCTAGCAGTCATATTAGCAGTATCAAAATTAGCTAGAACAGTAGCTTTATTTATAATAGCTGCCTGTCTATTTGTTAAATTTTTGATTGTTAAATCTTGAAAGAATTTTGCATCTTTATCTGCAATTTGAATTACCGAAGCCATAATTGCTTGTGACATCGCTGCATCTGCAGCCGCCCCTGATATATTTAGAGTTCCTCTTACACTTTTAGCAAGTCCTCTACCCCATACAGGAATTACATACTCACCTTGATCATTAACAAATTGTTTAGTTAATATCTCTATTTGCCCTGCAGTAGTAGCACGTTTATCTGTATAGTTACCCTCACCTAGTTGTCGGGCTGCTTCTCTTCCTGCAGGAGTACTAGTGTCAATAATATTTGTGAAGTCTTGTGCCGCCCAGTTATTAAGGGCTTGACCTGTATAATCTACAGAGCCATCTGCATTAATTCCCGTAGCCTTACCTTTAAGGTCAACAGTATACTCTTCCGCATTTACTAAATTAGATACTTCTCCTGTGGCAGCATCTACCATCATATTATCTGTAAGACCAGAGGCTGCAGAGGTTACATCATAGCTAACTGGAGTAGATACTTTCACCTCATCCACCAAGGCTATATTGTTAGCATCTACAGTAGCAGTATCCATTGATAAGTCATCTAATTTAAATTTGTCTGCACTGTCATCTATGGAAGTATCTGCAGCATTAGCATCTAAATTAGGAATAGCACTTTTGAGGTTAAACTTATTGTCACTCATCCACTTCATAGGATCAGCTAAGATAGCTTCTATGTCTTCCTGTTTCTGTATTACACCAGTTTCAGTAGCCCACTGTAGAACTTGTTCTGCATAACTAAGCTCTTCTTCTGATCCGTCACTATCTACATCAAGACCTGTTACTTCACTAAGTTCTGATACAGGTGTGCCGTCCGTATCTTTACCCAAATCTTTCATATGGTTATATCTAGCCAGTTCATTTCCTGTTAAGTCACCGGGGTTTCCTAACTGTACCTGCTTCATAATTTTGGAAGTAACTGCAGTACGGTCTAAGAAATCTTGCCCATCTAAATTATTACTTTTAGCCCAAGTTAAAAATTCATCATCATCCATAGTCAGCTTCATAGCACCCATGTAGATGTCATTCTTAATACCAGAGACTGCATTGGATACGCCAGAGGATATGTTGGATACTACGTTATTACTGCCTGAAAAAACACTGCCATCATTACCTACTGCAGCATTACTATCATCTACTGGCTGTTGTGTATCGTTATCTGTAAGAACACCATTGACATAACTTGTATTATCAGTTGGAGTAAAAAAGTTGGCAAGATTTTGTTGGAAAGTATTAGCCATCTAGTTCTTCCTTCTCAGCATTACACTGGCGAATGCGATCACGCAGTAGTATATAATCTGTCACCACTTCAGGAATTGCTTCATATCCTTCATCCAAGACATCTAACTCTGCAGCTAGTGTCTCATTAAAGTCTTCAGAGTAATTCTCTATTGGTGGGCAATAAATCTCTAAGTCGGTTCTATAGACCGTTTCCGCGCAGCCGCTTAATGAGACTAGGGCGATCAGTAATACTATCTTTTTCATGCTCTGCCATTTTCTTATAAAAGTCTGTTTTTTTCTTTGAGGCCTGAAGATCATCTTTAAGTATTTTATTCTTTTCTTTGTTAGCTCCAACCACTTTTCCCATAACATAAATAATAGGAATAGCTAATGCTAAAGCTCCAATAATGTAAGTTTTAATCTTACTAAAAATAAACACTAGTGTACGCCTTCTTTATTGTCTTTCCATCGTGCGTATGCTGCTAGAGCTATGCCGCCAATTGCACATACTAGAAAGATAGTCTTGAGGCTATCTGCGTAGGCCACTAGACCCTGTAGTTGACCTGCGACTTCGTTTAATCCTGTGGCGGCTCCTGCAATTCCTGCACCTGCCATTGTTTTACTTTTTAACAAAGACTTAGGAGCTTCTGCAGTAGGCTTCTGAGGCATATCAGGACCACCTTCGTCTGAAGGCATCTTGGCATCCATTGCAAATAGTGCGGCCTCTGCAGCCCTACGTCTAGTTAGACCTCGTAGTGGAGTAAGCTTACCATCTATCCGTGCCTTGTTCCAACGCATAAGCTGTTCTGGAACTTCGTCATACAAGCCCTTATTTAGTTTCTTTAGAAGGGTTGAACTACGGAAAGCCCCACCACCCAAGTTGAATACAAATGAGGTTAGGCTATCATATTGATTTTGAGTCAATGGAACGTGGACATACTTCTTAACTATTTTACCATGCTCATTTAGATCATGTATAAGTCTTGTCTCTGCTTCTTCCTTTGTCATGGTTTGACCAGAACGAACTCCCTTGGTCGCGCCAAAACCTATCGTATACTTTCCTGCAGGACATCTATAACTGTGTACTAGACCGTCCTTATGTACTTTGTGTAGGCCTTCAAACTTCTTTACTAAGTTAGTGCCTTGTTGAGAAATTTTATCTGGGTGCATAATTACTTTCCGTTATGTTATGGCCTGTTGAATGAAAGGTTGTGCGTTTTGCTCCCCTGACATTAAGCCTAATCCACTTGTGGAAAGGTCACCAAATTGCCCACCTCGCTGTTGGTATCCAAGGCTATCCATTTGAGCTAGAAGTTGATTTATATCTCTTGTAGTCTGTCCTAAAATTTTACCATTTGCATCAAATGTAGCTATGAGTAAATTATTCTGATCATCCATACCTCTTCGGATTACATTACCCTGATTATCTACACTCTGAGTAATCAATCTACCAGTTTTATCAAAGGCGTTAGCTAAATCAGCATACTGCCTTCGTATGTTTTCGTCTATGTTAACTCCTTGGGCATTTAGAACATTTCGTATGGTATCTAATCTAGAAAGAACATCAGTAGCATTATTGCTATCGACTGCCTTACTTACGTCATTTAGATCACGCATAATCTGTGCATAATTTTTAGATTCTGCAGTAGCTACTTCTTGTGCATTTGCCCCTTGATTAGCTACTTGGTTGCGTAGTGTTCCTGTAGCTCCTGCAATATTTCCTTGTAAGGTACTTACCCCACCAGTAATTTGCTTTTGTAAGTCAGCCCTAGCAGTGTTAGCAAGATTGGTATCTGTAGTATATTGCTTAGTAAAATCTCCAAAGTTAGTAGCCGCTGTCTCTTGCCCTGTGATAAGAGTTCCAAGACTAGCTGCATTATCTACTTGGTTTTGTGCTTGGTTTTTCTTAATTTCATCTACTACTTGTTTAACAGATAACTGACCTGCAAGTACCTTCTGCTTAATATCTCCTAGAACTCCTCCTAGCTCTGAGTCAGGTGTTCCCATCAATCTTTCAAATGCTTTTGTAGCATTTTGATCAGCCGTTGCTAATGCAGAATCTACACTATCAAATCTAGTACCAATCTGAGATTGATCTAACTCTGACGAACCTAAGTTTGTAATATTATTTCCTATGCCTTGTAGCTGACTTGTTACACTGCCGCTGTCTGCAGTAACTCCTAAATCAGTGCCTAACTGGGACACATCTCCCATAAGACCGCCCTTGCCATCCTCTCCACCAAGAGTAGTCTGAATATCTCCTACGCCTGTTTGGATAAGATCAGTTGTAGTTCCTAAATTTTCTACTCCAGTTTTAATTGATCCTGTATCTTTTAATACATTCGTAAACCCTGTGTTCATAGCATCAGCTTTAGCCAAGTTTGAAGTATCAATTGTGGTATTAGTTACATTAACAGGCTGAAAGTTTTCAAACCCTGAAGTAATCTGACCTGAAATATCCGACTGACCTGCTAGAAGGTTTTCTGTATCTCCTTTAATAGTGGGTGTTACGGCAACATCCCCCCCACCATAAGTAACCTCTTTAGGAGTACCTGCAGTAACTTCCCCTGTTTCAGGATTAGTTACAGTAGTTGGTAAGCTCATTACGCCACCAGTAGCTTGAACAACACCACCTTCAGTTGGTGTACCTATAGTATTAGATATTTCTGTACCTGCAGTTACAAGAGGTTCTACTTTATCATCTACAATTGCTTCTACTTCACTAGAAGAGGCTCCATCACCTTTAAAACATATCAACCCACTATTTCGAGGATCAAGATACTTCATTATTGGGTTGTATAAACTCATTTTAAATCTCCTGAGAATAGACGTAGTAACGGGTTTTAAATTCGTTACCTTGTTTGCTTTTTAAGGGACGTAACTTACGCTCCCATCCTTTTCTTCCCCAAACTCTTAGCGAACTACAGCCATTTCGTTTGGCAAAATCTTCAAGATAATGAAACTGATCCTTCATATTTTTTACTGTCTGATTTACTACTGTTAGGCAAAGTATCTGTAGAGATTTATAATCTGGATATACTGACACTTGTGTTACAGTCACACAGTTTAATTCATTATCTGCCCCGACAGTCACCCATATTTGCATAAGGTTATCAATGGCTTTTTTAAATATGTCAAAAGTCGAATATTCCCCTTCACCATGATCTAAGGACTTTTGTATTTGAGGTTCTAGCGTAGGCCAAAGTTTTAAGACTTCCTGTGGGTTAAGAATCCCCGATCTAAACTCTTGAGGTTTTGTCATAAGTACCTGATTTTGTGGAGTAATTAATTAGTTTATTATAGCACTTAATGACAAATAGCACAAGAGTATCCTAAAGAATACTGTCTGGAAGTTTTGCATTTTCAAGATCATCTTCATCTACCCTTTCAGGCAAGTCTCTTAATTCTTGCCTGTAAAGAGAAATAGCCAATCTCCGCATGGGATCATACGGAGAATCGTCTAACATTGCAAAATCTGACGCTAATAACGCAGCGTTTCTTTGTGTTCTTAAATCGTCCATGTCTTT